GATTTATTTTCGGTCGAAACTTTTTGAGATGTTACAAAATGTCGATGTCGTTGTTCTTGTTTATACGCATCTAAAATTATTGATATTTGATTACATACTATACCTTGACCAGACCTTGCAGCAATAAAATATTTTTGCATTAATTCGGTTATTTTATTTTCTAGTTCTTCATTTTTTATTTTTGAAAGGTCTGGTAATAAAGGATTAAACATAGTTTACTTTTTTTGATTCTTAAGTATTTCTACTTCTGCTGCTAATTCCTTAACTGCTTCAATTAACAATGCAGTTAACTTTTCATATTTAACTACTTTAGTTCCGTCGTCTCTCATTCCGACAATTTCAGGTAGTATAGCTTCGACCTCTTGGGCAATAACTCCAACATCGTGCTTTCGAACGAAATATCCATCTTCACCGCCACGTTTTTGTATGTGTTCATCTTTCCAGTCAAATGTAACACCGCGTATTTGCTTCAAACGTGATAATGGATCTTTAATAACTTCTACATTTTCTTTTAGTCTGGCATCAGAGCTAAAGTATGCAGTAATTTCGTTATTTGCTCGTATTTCTCCAGGTACACCTCCGTACCATGCAGCTCCTACACTCAATGTTTGTATTGTTAGAGTATTTTGGAATACTGGGCCACTTGAATTTGCACCTCTGCTAATTAGTATATCTCCGGCAGTTCCTGCACCAAAGAATGATGTAGCTCCTGCTGCACTTTGATAAGGAATCTGTCCAGTAGTACCATTGGCAATATTTGTTGCAGTATTTGCAGTATTTGCAGTTAATGATCCGGCAGGAGTCCAAACCGGGTGGCTACCGTCTGATGTTAGTATAGTACCAATTGCACCTAAGCTTAGGTAAGCTGTAGAATTAATTGTGGATTGATATGGTAGTGCACCGATACTTCCGCCTAGTAAATTATTAGCAACAGTCGATGCGCCTACATATATACTAGATGTATTTGTATATACAGGTGATGCAGTACCGGCACTAACTAAAAGTTGGCCAGCAGTGCCCGGCCCGTAAAAACCAGTTACGCCAGGGCCTGTTTGATAAGGAACCTGCCCAGCAGTGCCGTTAGCTAAATTAGTACTGGTAGTAGTCGATCCTGCACTTAAAACAGATACTGCTAGGTCTGCTATACCAACATGAACGCTTGAGGTGTTTGTATATGTCGGTCCACTTATTCCATTACTAATTAGAACTTGACCAGCAGTTCCTGGTCCAGCAAATGCAGTTGTGCTAGGTGCAGTTTGGTAAACTAGTTGTCCTGCTGTTCCGCCTGCAATATTAGTTGCAGTATTTGCAGAACCTGCGATTAACGCACCTACAGATTGCCAAATAGGTACAGATCCGTTGGATGATAGTATGGTTTGGTTTGCACCTATTGATAAAAATGTCGTTACACCAACACCAGACTGGTAAGGTAACGAACCGGCAGCACCACCTGCAAGATTAGTTGCAGTTGTAGAACTACCTGAGCCTGATGATGAAAGAGCAACATCTGCTAATGCTGCTCGTCCTACGTATATTGATGAGGTATTAGTAAATACAGGTCCTGTACCTGATGCACCTGCACTAACTAAAAGTTGACCAGAGGTTCCTGGACCAAAGAAAGTAGTTGTACCTGTGTTTGATTGGAATGGAACTTGTCCAATTGTGCCGGCTTCTAAATTAGTAGCAGTAGTTGCTTTATCGGCAAGAACGGCTCTATTTGCAGTACCAATATGTATACTCGAAGTATTAACAAAGAGATGACCAGTAGCAGTTGCGCCTTTGCTCATTAATAGCTGGCCGTCTGTGCCAGGACCGAAGAATCCAGTTAAACCAACATTGGTTTGGAAAGGTATCTGACCTGTAGTACCAGACAAAATATTGTTTGTAGAAGTTGTTATGGCCCCGACAATACCGGCATATACTGTTCCGCCTACCCATAAATCCTTTTTAATTCCTACACCGCCAAATACTTGTAATGCACCGGTTTCTGTCGAAGTGGCATTAGTAGTATTTCTAATAGTTAATATATCATCTGTAGTAACATCAACGGTTGTTACAGTAGTATATTCAATAGTTAGTCGTGTTGCAATAATTTCGCCGCCGACATTTAAATTACCGCCAATTCCGACACCGCCGGAAACAATTAACGCACCTGTTAAAGTAGATGTAGATGCACTTAAATCTGTTATATTTGCTTTTGGAACAGCAAGTGTTTTATTATTTGTATGATATGTAAGATCTGTTGCAGCACCTAAATCGATAAAGCTATTTGGACCAACTGCCATAGTTGGATAACGAATAGGAGTTATTTCTGAACTAGTTAATCCTGTTACGTAAGGTTTTATAGCATTAGTTGAATAACCAGTTAATAATGTAGTAGTTGATACCCAAGATGCAGTATTTGCAGAAGTTATTCTTAAAATGTTTCCTACTGCTCCGATCGGAATGAATGCAGTAGAGCTTGTTGCGTTTTGTATAGGAATATCACCTATAACCCCACCGCCTAAATTTAAAAATACTGTAGATTCGGGTCCAGTTGGCCCTGTCGGTCCGGTTGGTCCTTGTGGACCTGTAGGTCCGGTCGGCCCTTGTGGCCCAGTTGGTCCTTGTGGCCCAGTTGGCCCCTGTGGTCCAGTAACGCCTTGTGGTCCTTGCGGTCCAGTAACACCCTGCGGCCCTGTAGGTCCGGTAACACCTTGTGGCCCTGTAGGTCCGGTTGGTCCGGTTGGCCCTGTAGGTCCGGTTGGTCCTTGTGGCCCAGTTGGTCCAGTAACGCCCTGAGGTCCTTGAGGTCCAGTTGGTCCTATTGTGCTTAATAATACTCTTGCTCTAGATACTGTTAACGTTTGATTAACGGCAGAATCTTGTACAATAAAGAGGGTTGTCCCTTCAGTGGGCGATGTTAAATCTGGCAAATCGATAAGATTAGGACGGGCTGTAGTCATGGTTATTTTTTTCCGCTATACGTTATTTATTTGCATTTTAATTTATTTTAATTTTGAATTTCTGTTCAATAGTAAATATTTATTTCCTGTATAGTCCTGCACATTGTTGATTAAAATTCGATCAACATCAAAATCTATTAAATTAAATTTAAAACCGCTATCTTTTATTGTTCTTAATACAATTTTACTTTTACCCGGTAATACATAGCACAAAGGTACAAATTTTATATATCCTAGTTCAAGATAGTCTCCTGGTTGAACAGATTTAGTGAATTTCGGATTTAAATCAGATGTTGTTCGATGTTGAGATGCAAGTCTTGTTCGCATATTATCTAAACTAGCAGGATAATAAGTTTGTCCGTTAAATGTAAACGATGTTGGGATACTTTGATTACTAGAATTTGTATATTTGTCAACAACATCAATATAAATTAGTTCATAAATTGTAGTATTATTAGATATTGAGAGAGCAGATTTTACAGAACCGAGCCCAAATCGTCTTCTATAAAAATTACGATTTAATGTGTCTATATATTCATCTAAATTAAGTTTTTCTATACCAAAATCTATAAACATTTTTAATTCTCTTTGGATGCCAAAATTAGCATCCAAAGGTCTATAGATAAGATTTGTTGGGAATATATTACTATCTAATATAAAATTGTTAAATTCTTGTCGTTTAGGAAACGATAAGTAAGGTCTGCACCAAATGCTAGTATATTCTGTGCTAGTTGTTTGATTAACAGTGATCGAAAAATCACCGTCTATAAATTCATATCCAGTAACATCAACACCGGAAATAGTAAAATTATATGTTGTTGAACTGATACTGACTAGTGAATCAGTTGGTACTTTACCTTCTATTGTTCCGTCGGTATTGAGTGTTAATCCGGGAGGTAAATTTCCGGATTTTGTTATATATTTTAAGCTGAATGACGATGTTGTTAAGTTTGCTTTAACATACAAATCGCTAGGTTCACCTACTAAGATAGAACCAATGCTACCGGTATTTTCCCATGAAACGGTAGCATTTATTTGGCTAAGTATCTCAATTGTAGCAGTTGTTATCATAAAATAGATCTATTCAGATCTATTTACCTAAAAAATGGTAAGTTTTAATGTATCGTTTTTGCGCTCAAATCATTGATATCTTTAATTCCAAATATTTTTAATATTTTTTTTATTTCTTTTGGCGGATCAAACATTAAATCTTCCGGGAACATTACGCTTTTTAATTCACCATCAGGGCCGATTATAAAACCATAATCGGAATCATCAAATTCATCATATTCTACGTCGTGATCGTCGACGCTATCTATTTCTTTTTCTTCTTTGTTTGCGGGCATGTTATGCTCCTTTTTTAGTTAAATTAAGGGTTTTCCGATCATTTTTAAAGTTTAATTAATTGTCCTCCATAAAGTTTTATATGATTCTTTTTTCCGTATACATATTTATAGAATGTTAAATATAACAACATTTAAGGTAAAGGAATTTATATGTTAGGATTTTTAAAGAAAATTTTTGGTATGCCAACCGAAGCAGAAGTAGCTGCTGCCAAAGCAGTGCCTTATAAGGTTGAGCCACCGGTCGTTAACAACAAAACGGGTGATGTTGTAGTAATGCCAGAACAGGTAGCTTCTAGCCCATCGGCAGTTAATGATCAAATTACAGATGCAGTGACTCAAGAGGCTCCTGCTAAGAAGCCACGTAAGCCACGTACACCTAAAGCAGAAACAGCAGTAAAAGTAAAAACTACAAAAGAAAAAACGGCAAAAGCTAAAAAGCCTGCCGCTATTAGCACCGGACGTAGATCAAAGAAAGCTTAATTCTTTAGCTTTGTTGTATAAAGCAAAGGATGCTAAATTCTTTGCTTTACTTTCACACATCATATCGGCCCAAGACCAATGTGTTAACGCCCATTGATTAACGTTGTCATTCCAATAGAAATTGCTATGGGCACGAAGTTTTTGCTTTTTATGCCCGCTTTCTAGCAGAAGCTCCAACTCTGGGCGATCGGTAATGCTAAATCCTGGTAGTACATCTTCGCGGCTAACGCTGTAATGGATAACAGGCCGCACACCACGCCAACTATCAATAATCTTTTTAATCCTGCTGTCAGATGTGTCAATATACTGACCGCAATTAATCCAGTGGTGGTGGATGTCGAGAACGATCGGACAAATGTCACTAATTTGTAAAACAGTGTCGAGATCATGTGTTATTTCTTCGTTTTCGATTGTGATACAGTTTCTTGCTTCGGGACTAAGTCTTTTGTAGGCTGCTCGGATACCTTCTGGTCCTGCGCGGCCTGAGATGTGGACGTTGATTTTAAAGTCCTGAAATGTAAGGCCAAAGCCAAGCCATTTAGCCATAGTGGCATGATATTCAAACTCCTCTATACTTCTATTTACAATATCTGGGTTATCGCTAGCAAGAACAGTAAACTGACCAGGATGGAAACTAAGCCGAACATTATTCTTACGGGCCAAATCCCCAACTCGTCTAAAGTGTCTTTCGGCGTAATCTCTAACGTCGGGTAGCCGATAGAAGAAGCTCCAGCTCGGTTCAGTAAACACAGGAAGGATATCGCTAGATAGTCGTACCATTCGTAAATTTTCATCAAGTTTTCCTACTCGTTCAACTAGCAAGCGAGTTGACTCAATGTTTTGTTTCATTAAGTCCAAAAGCTTTTCTACAGCTTTATCCTTGCTTTGTCTATTTAACCAAGCAACGGTAGTACTACCTGTATTATATTTTTTACAATCATCCTTAGGTTTAATACCATCAACTTGACCGGCATGGTCAATCCACTTACAAGCAAAACCGATTCGTTTAATCATTTTAGAATTTAGGATGTAGTTTAAGAAAATGTCGAAATGCTGTTTTCCATTTTTTACGAACAGCAAGCGGAGCATGATCGGCAAGATAATGTAAATATCCACCTACTCGCCAAGTATGTTTATCGGAGTGACGTCTTTCATAACGGTGATAAGAGCCAACTGGATTATGTTTTAGTTTATATTTTGCACCAAAAGTTTGTGGGCGAAACATTAAGCTTTTTTGGATAAACTCCACGAGCCATCTCCGTTATCTTTCCATTCAAGAGTATCGCCTTCTTTCCATTCCATATTAGCAAGTAAGTCTGGAGGGAATTGAAGGATAGCTTCTCCTGTTTCGGGATCTTCTTCAATCTCTAACGTCCATGTTGCAGTATTCATAGTTTACCTCGTTGTTTATTTTACAATATTTTTCTAAAATAGTCAATTGTATTAATAAGCCCTTGTTCTAATTGAATAGTCGGTTCCCAACCCAATAGGTCTTTTGCTTTTGTGATATTTGGTTGACGTTGTCTAGGGTCATCTTTAGGTAACGGATTTGTTTCTAATTTAGATGTAGAAGTAGTTAACTTTAGTACATGTTCGGCTAATTCTTTTATTGTAAATTCTTTTGGATTTCCTAAATTAATAGGTCCTGTGCAAGAATCGTCAGTTGCCATAAAACGGATAAAACCTTCGATCAAATCATCAACATAACAGAAGCTTCTAGTTTGTCGACCGTCACCGTAGATAGAAATATTTTCTCCCTTTAACGCCTGTACAATAAAGTTACTAACTACTCTACCATCATTGATAGCCATCCTTGGGCCATATGTATTAAAGATTCGTGCTACTTTAATTCTTACATTATGTTGTCTATGATAATCAAAAAATAAAGTTTCAGCAGCTCTTTTTCCTTCGTCGTAGCAGCTTCTAGGACCTATCGGATTTACGTTACCCCAATATTCTTCCGATTGTGGATGAACGGTAGGATCTCCGTAAATTTCTGATGTACTTGCTTGAAAGATTTTTGCGCCTGTCCTTTTTGCTAAACCTAATAGATTATACGCACCTAATATACTAGTTTTAGTAGTTTGAATAGGATCATGTTGATACTGAACGGGACTAGCAGGACATGCTAAATTATAAATTTCGTCTACTTCGACATACAATGGAAAGCATATATCTTGTCTAATAACTTCGAAATTTTTTTTATCAAGTAAATGTTCTATATTTTTTTTACTACCTGTAAAATAGTTATCAACACATAGAACATGATGTCCTTGATTTACTAATCGATCACAAAGATGACTACCGAGAAATCCTGCACCACCTGTTACTAAAATTTTCTTCATTTACTTCCTTTTAATGGTTCGACAATACCATATTGTTTATATAACCATGTAATGAAATTTTCAACAGGTAAGCTCGAACCTACCTGTTGAGAATAAATTTTATAGGCTATAGTAACACGCTCAAGCCATTGTTTATCATTCATGTAAAAATCTCTTTAAGCAAATAAGTCTTCATTCCATTCTCTATGACCTTCTCTATAGGCCATATTGCTTTGAGTTTCTCGAACTTCGACTCTGAAGCACCAAAGACGATCAGCTTCTCCGGGTCCCCAGTAATCTGGAATATATACCCCGTTGACAAATTTATAAAGTTGATCAGCTAAGCCTTCACATCCTAGCTTAGGTAAAATTGTAAGTTTAGCTAACTTACGTTTTTCCATTTCTTTATAAAATTCTAATTCCGGATCATCTTCGGCTACAAGTAATGTATGATCGAATTGACTTTCTAAAATTGCTTTTAATTCTTTTAGTCCGCCATAGTCAGCAGCCCAGTTTCGAGCATCTAAATTATTTGTACCAAAATAGAACTTCATACTAAAGCTATAACCATGAATAAGATTGCAGTGACTATCTGCTCTCCACTGTCTATATGCACATGGAAATGCGTTATGATATTCTTTTGTGCTTACATATTTGTAAGTAATTGGTGTGTAATTGGCCATCTCTTGCCTCCTCGAGTAAGTTTGATGACGTTCAGAGTATTTAAAGAGGGGTGATCGTCTTTGACCTCTTGTACAATAATATACAATGTTATTTACTAAAACAAGAGAGATTGTTTAATTTTTTTATCTTTATGCTCTATTTTCGATAATTTTATCACATAGACCGTATGCAAGACTCTCTTCTGAACTCATAAATGTATCTCGGTCCATATCCTTCTCGAACTCAGCAAATGTTTTACCTGCAGAGTTATGTTTAACATATAGTTCAGTAAGACGTTTTTTCCAGAACATAATTTCTTTGTAGCTGATTTCGATATCAGAAGCCATACCTCTAGCACCGCCACTAGGTTGGTGAATCATATGTCTGCTATTAGGCAACATATAGCGTTTGCCTGAAGTGCCTGCTTGAGCTAAAAATGACCCCATACTACAGGCCTGGCCCATGACATAGGTTGCTACATTAGGTTTGACAAATTGCATTACATCGTAAATACCCATACCGGCAGTAATAACACCTCCGGGACTATTGATGTAAAAGTTAATATCTCGTTCGCTATCAGAACTTTCGAGATGAAGAATTTGTGCAATTACAAGATTAGCACTGTGATCGTCGACAGGACCATTTAAAAAAACAATACGTTCATTTAACAGTCTACTATAAATGTCGAAAGCACGTTCACCTTGACCTGTCTTCTCGATAACCATTGGCACTAGCATTTAGTTTCCTTTTTCTAATTTTTCGTATTCGGCTTTGTGTTTAGCGTTGTATTCGTCTAATTCTCGTTGTCTGCGTTCTTCTCGTGAATCAATGCATGGTTGGCACATAGTAACAATCCAACCGCCTGTACTTGATTTAGCAGGATTGCTACACACTTCACAAGTTACATACGACATTGATTCAGCCATACGCACCAAGCCACTAATGAATTCATCACCGCCTCGATAATAAAAACGTAGCCCACCAAACTTTTCTTTTACCTGTTCAGCAACAACTTGCTTTACTTTTGGTGTAACATCCGTAAATTTAGCAGCAGCAATATCTTCTTCTACACGCTGCATTACGAATTCTGAAATAGATCCTTTATAAGTATGATACTTGATTAGGCTAGATTTGTCACCAGCAAGTGCTCGTTTAAGAGCACGATTGAAACGAAGACCTCTAGCACGTTCCTTGCGTTTCCAGTCAATATGACCTTGGATATTAGAACACAGATGATTGATAATACTATACCAACCTTCGCCACATTCAAATCCCCAGCACATGGCTGTAGTCATCATACTAGCATGCCTGTCGCGAAAGATCTTGGGATACTTTTTACACAGTTCTTCGTCAAGTTCCGTTTTCATCGTTCTTCTCTATATCTCGTTGTTTTACCATTCGATAGAGTGGTTCCATTTGTTTAGCAAAATGCTGCGGCATTTCTTCGGTCATTAATTCTAAATGATAGTCATCAGGCCAATGACGAAGCAGGCTATAAGCACGTTGCCTAATAATTTTAGGAACACGTGGAGTTTTTTGTGTAATAAGAAGTTCCATAAGAAAATTCTTAGTTTGAACTAAACTACGATAACGTTCGTCTGGTAGAGTCATTTTAATATCCGTGTGGAACTGATGGTCGAGTAAATTGAACACGTTCCTTCAGTTTTTCAGGATTACGTTCAAAATCAGCAAGAGCTTCCTTTAATACTTCTTCAACAAAATCATTAAACTTCATATCACGATCGTGTGCCATTTTGAATAGAACCAGGAGTTCGTGATCAGGTAGTTCGATCGGAATACTAACTCGTGTATCATACTCTTCACCGGCAACAATAGCCTGAGCTTTTGTTAACCAATCTGAATCGACTTCTAAATCGGTGAATTTAACATTGTCCCAAGCACAGTCTGCAAATTCTCCACGATTTTTGCATTCTTTGTTGTATGCTTCACGGAAGTCAGGATTAATAACACGATATGCTCGCTGATTAGTGTAATCGCAGATTTCAACTTCATAAACAGTTTGATCTTCTGTATCAAATACAATATTTCCGCTCCAACCTCCATCGTCATGAACTCCATTCCACGCACTTAGGCTGTGAGAGTTAGATCCGTAACACTTCCATCCGTAGTCACTACCTTCAGTAATACGGTAGTTAACTGTTTTCATAAATTCTTGCATCGTAATCATTCTGCTAGTTCCTTTTCTTTAGTTAGTTCGCACATGAGGATAAATTGTTCGTAAGCCCTACGAACAGAGGGATTTTTCATTAGCTTGTCTGCTTCGTCAATCATTGCCTGAACAGCTTTTTCTGCAACTTCTCTTGCGCTCGGCCATTCAAGTACATGAACTTCATCGCCGAATTCCTTACTTAATTTTTGCCAAGCACGACGTTGTCCTTCTGTAAGAGGACTTTTACGAGGACGTAAATCACTAGCATTACGTATTGCTTCACTAATCTTTTCTTCGGCAATACGACCTGCTGCAATCATGGCCGCATGGTTCGGATCGATATTATATCTAGTAAGTTTTCCCCCAGGATAAACCTGAATCATATGAGTACCTTTAGGCATTGCATCCATTAAAGTTTGATCATACTCATAGACAGGCTGATAACGACGTCCGATCTTTTCGTAAAATGTTTTTTTCATAGCATTATTATACTATAAAATTATCGTGATGTCAACTCTTTACTGGGCATAAACCATGCTAATGCCTCTTGGGGACTATATTGTTCTCTCAGTTTATTAAAAAATTTGGAATCTTTAGCAGCAATAAGTTTTGAAATATAATCGTAAAATGAATAATAACCTCTGGCATTAATTTGTTGATCCCACGCTCTAGTGCCAAATCCGCCTGCTTTATAGATGCGATTAAAATCTTCAAATGCTGCTAGACGTTGACTTTCAGTAGGGTACATTTTAGTCCATACTTGAGCATAAATCATTAAAGCAATAGACTTTGTAGTAGCAATCCCATTCCAATATACTAAATGTGCGTCATATTTAGGATCATAAAGGCAGATTGGTTTTGGATCAAGGTAACTCCATGCTGCTTCAGATCGCATTTGCATATTCCTCGTCTGTATTAGATTCATAATCCCACTTTACTTCGAGATTGTCAATAATTGCTTGTAGTTCTGTGTCTTCTGGTTGGAATCCATAGGTCCAGTATTTTAACAGTCGTTTAACACTACCGGAATGTGTTTTGATCAAACGTAGTCGACGATTTTTTAGGTCCTGTGAGAATTGATCACCAATCCACCAAGTTTCACCATCAGTGGCAATTTGACATACGGTAATATCAAAAGCATCGATTACATCTGTAGGATAAGCAAAAAACCGATTCTTAATCAATTGAATTCTGTAGTATTCAGAATCTGGTTTTTGGTACTTATAAGTTTCGGCATCTTTAGTATCGTAGACTTTTCTAAATTTAGAATTCGATAGCAATTCTTGACTCATTGCTTCGAGTCGTTTTTGATTAGGAAACCAAATATCGATATCTTTTTTACCTACAGGTTGTCGAGTATACCAACTAAGAGCACACCCGCCAGCAATAACGGCCTCATGGTTTTTAATGTTCAGCCGTTCGTACATTTGCAGATCATCATTATGTACGACCAATTTTGGGTGTACTTTAAGAATGTCATCGATGTTAAAAGCGTCAAGATTCATATAGTTCTCTAATAGATTCAAATGGAACGTGATTAATACGAATATCATCACAGTTTTCTTCTTGGTAACTATGATAGACATTTTGTGTATAACCGCTAAATCGTTCAATTTCTTTATGGCAATTGTAGATACTACCACTGGTGTTATGAATTTCCCAGTAGGTACCTTGATCTACGATTTTAGTAACACCACTGCTCATTTGCCAACTGTCACTTCCGGCAAACCCACCATACCAGCCTGCTAGGATACGATGGTATCTATTTTTTACCTTGAGTCCAGACAGTTCTACAATAACCCAAACGTCAGGATTTTTTGTCATTATTCAACCTCAAAATATAGTTGTTCATTAACCATACTAATACGAACTACTTTGCGACCTTCAATGGGATATCCTTTACTAATAAATGGACCACCACTAGGATCAGCAAAGGCTATATTATTGTAGTCGATAGTTTCTTCGCCCTCGTTGCCACCGTACCTCCAATATTCTAGATCTCCTACAATAGTATAAAGATTTTCTTCAACCTTTTCAAAATGGTATTCGACGCCATAGCGATTACGCATTATTTTTCCTTGAAATAATTTTGTTAAGTTTTTCAACAAAGTCTGGATTACGATCAATAATTTCGTCAATTACATCATCCAGTTCTGCCAAACTTCTTTTACCTACTGGATTATGGAAACAGTGTATCATTTCCTCTACAGTAAGTTCTGGAGCAGGTTTTTGTATTCCTTCGTTCATCATTTGATCTCCAGTGTCTTCTTTAGTTCAATAAGTTCCTTGGCCAGTTTGTCATAGTCGCTCTTCCGAACAAACTTAATATACTTTGAGGTTCCTACACTGGTCATAGCACGGACCCAAAATGTCCAAGTTTTTGGTTTCATTCCGAAACTCCTAAATGTTTCAATACCTCGCCACCAATATCTGCTTCGTTTGTGTCCTGCGCCCAACTTGCGCGATTGGCACATTCCCGAACAATCAGTTCGGCAAGTTTATTGGCCCTGCCGGCAATTTCAGGTGCAGCATACCCTGCTTCCTGCATTAATTGCTTTAATCGTTCGTTCATTTTACAAACCTACCCCAAATAAACTTTAGACTCAATCCGTTAATCAGGCCCTGTTTGTAAGGTGTTGTAGGTGCCCAAATAATATATCCCAAAATAATACCGTCAATCCAAGCAAGAATTAGCAGTAAGAAAGTTTCTAAATCAGTCATTTTACACTACCTACAATCACACTTTCATTAAAGATTTTACGGAATTGAGCCATATCTTGATCTGACTTAATCCATTGCCAATAAGGTCGTTGCTTGATTTTACGGTAAATTGCCTCGGGGGCATCAACCGCAAACGCTACACCTTCCCAAGGAAGACCTAATTTGTGCTTTACATCATCAAGGGTTAGATACATTGGATTCACGATTCAACTCCTGTTCAACACTGCCTGTAGAGCATAGACAGCATCGTGTGTAGTAAAGAGTATAACATCATTTTCAATTACTGTATAGAGGTTAGGTTCTAATTCATTAGCCTCATTTACCCGTTTTTCAATTTTTAGAACTACCGTTTCAGTTTTCACGATTCAACTCCGAAATGTTGTTTCAATCGTTCTACACACGCATCTTGTCCATCAATAAAGGCCTTGTCTATTGCACTGGCCTGCTCATACAGAACATCCGATTCTCCGCCAGGCCAACAAATCATAATACATTCTCGAACAATGAGTTCGGCGAATTTTTCAGCACTACGCTCACCACCCCAATATACGGTAGGAGGATTGCCACCACGCATAGGATCATCTGCTGGATATTCTCTAACCATGTGAGCCTGCTGGTATAGTTCACGAATTCGTTCGTTCATACTCGCTTATTCCATCTGTCAATGCATTCCTGCGCAGAATCGCCGCTTATCTCCACTCCGCAACCTCCACTAGTAGTGACACAGTGAATACTATAGCACCATTGTTCTTTGGGTACCGCATGGAACGAATGATAGGACTTTATACCATTGGGCTGAAGTTTCCATCCTGTACCAGTAGGATACAGGGTATCCGGATCGGCCATATCCATAGGATGGCCGCAAAATGGACAGTCTTTCATCACTTCGATCATTCTTAAACTCCAAAGTGTTGTTTAATATTGTTTTGAACTTCTGCTAAATGCTCAGTCCAACTTGGGTCGCTAGGGTTTTGCAAAATCTTTGTTCTTTGTTGTTCGCAAATTGTAACACATTCTTGAACAATCAGTTCGGCGAACTCTTCCAAATTGCTAGGAGATTCTTCACCAATATCATAATGTTGACGCCACATTCCGGCCTGTTTTGCAAGTTCTTTAATTCGTTCGTTCATTATTCAATAACCTCCACTGATTCTAACAGATAATGGCGTTGCCTGCTTATATTACCATTATCCCATTTAATGTGAATAAAATAACCATCAACATCATCTTCTCTATAGCGGGTGTCTCTATATGCTTCAGTCACTATGCCTCTGGTGCCTCTATGGCTAATTACCTGCAACCCTATTACCTTATCGTGTGGCACATCTGATAGCTTGGTCATTGTTCAACTCCGAAATGTTGTGTCATTCTTTCAGCACATAAGTCTGCTTGACTAGCGTAAGTAAAGCAATTTGAATTTTTGACATACGCTGCACATTCCCGAATTAATAACTCGGCGAATTTTTTCTTGTCAAATACTTCTCGGGAAGTCCAAGTACTACCATCAGACCATGAAGTACACTGCTCGACAAGTTCACGGATTCGTTCGTTCATTTGCAATCTCCTTTAATTTGATGACAAAATCTGTTAGTTCATGTTCGCCATGAACATTTACAAGCCTTGCAGCTAACCATAACAGAAAGTCTTTATCACTCATCATTCAACTCCAAACCTAAAGTCGGTTTCTATATTCCAATTCTCTAGAAAAAGATAAAAAATGTAACCGTCTAATTGTGGATTTTCTAAACACTCACAATAGATCAAATCTTCATTATCGCAGTGCCAGTATTTTGGTATTATTGTTAGCCCAATGTACTCTGGCATTTTTGATTTAGTATATTCATCTACTATTAGTTTAGTGGGCATCATTCAACTCCGAAATGTTTTTTAATTCGTTCAGCATATAGTTTTAGAATATATTTTGTGTCTGTACCAAACCAGTCATCTGCCGATTTATCATAAAGGTCAGCACATTCCTTAACAATCAACTCGGCGAACTTTTGATGAAATTGTCTATGCCAATCCACATGCCCAATATAAACATTTACATATTCACCAGCCTGTAGTGCAAGTTCACAAATTCTTTCGTTCATTATTGGCTCCATCTATTAGATTCTAAATGCTTTTGTAGCAGTTCTTCCATCCACTCGTCAAATAGATCCAAGTCCAAATTTCCTTGAACCAATTCCCAATCTTTTGTGGAGCCACCACCAATTCTTCGTACTAGATTGTAGTCACAGTGAAGGTATACGGTCATATACCAGTGTTGTTTACTGTACTCAACTCGCTCCAATCTCATTCTTCAACTCCGAAATGTTCTTTTATAGCACATGCAATCAATACTGGCATCGATCCACCTGCATAATTTTCACTTATTTCGGCACATTCCCGAACAATCCTCTCGGCGAACTTTTCTAAGGTATCAACAGATTGAATCCAGTAGTAGCCTTCTTCTTCCTTGATGATACCCGTTTCTACGGCAAGTTCATAGATTCGTTCGTTCATTATTCAACTCCGAAGTGTTCTTTAATAATTCGGCGTAGCCTGCCATTAGCATAAATCCCAAAATCTATTGGGATCAATTGGATATGTGCCAATTCCATATCCTTCTTTATTGTCTCATAACATTCCCCTACAATCAACTCGGCGAACTTTTTGAGTTCTTCTGTACACGTTATTGCCTCATAGCCATCAAATACGTGAAGATTGTTGCCACCGTCCTCTTCGATAAAACCCGCCTGTTTGGCAAGTTCAAAAATTCGTTCGTTCATGATTTTACTCCGAAATGTTGTTTGACTAAATTGGCTTGATCTATTGCCTTATATCCACGCCGAAGCTGCCATGGGCTGTTCTCTACAATGTAAGCACACTCCTGAACAATCAACTCGGCGAACTTTTTACGGAACGCATCTTCCCACAAGTAGCTAACTTCGCCGCTATCGGGAGAATACTTGTCAGCAATAGACCGAGCATGAGCATCAGCCTCGGAGATAAGTTTTACAATTCGTTCGTTCATGATTTTACTCCAAACTTCAAAAGCATAAAAGTGTAGTCTTTGGGACGACGGGGCCGACCATAACTATCGTGGCTAATCTTGTCATAGCAACTGGGACAGAAGTCGCCGCTGAATCCATAATAGTTACGTAGCGACCACCACTGCTGCGTAGGCAAACGAGTAGTTCTATGACAGGTGGTACAAGGTATTTTGGGTAAATCCATAATTGCCTCCTGGCAATTAAGTTGAACATGTGTATATTATACACTCTATTATGTTAGATGTCAAGATAAAATAATTTTTGCAGCTTGATCTTCGGTGATATAATCATCTTGCGTAAAGTGAGGATATTTTTTTAAAATTTTTTCAGTACCTACGTAGGAAAACCATTTATATTTAATTTTACATTTTCCGATAAGTCTTTGACTCATATTTTTTAAAATTAATTTTTCAGATTGATAGTAAAGAAGGTCTAATCTGTTGTCTGGTAAAATTATTTCAGATATTCGACTTCCGACATTTATTATAGTCTTATCTAAATTTTTCCATTCTCTAAACAGTTCTATTAATAATAATGTTTGTCCAAATCCGTCATGAGCATTATTTATGAAAATGTCGCAATCCTTTGATTCTTGAATAATCCGTTGTCGATCAATAAACTTTGTTATATCATAATCTGTGCTTTTACTAAAGCCAATAATATCAGGAGATAATTTTTCAAAAATATTTTTGCCTATACCGCTTGTATGACCTGTGATTGCGTATTTCATTTTAATATTTATCGAAGTCAACCCCATCTTAATATAGCCAAAGTTCTATCTTTAGTATTTCCGATATACCACGTATCTGTTTCCTCTCTCGGTGTGGTGCCCATATATTCGCAAAGGATATTATTCTTTTGACACCATTCCCAAAACTGATCACGATACCAAGTTTGAACTTTAAACATTATGTCCACCTTAACATAAACATGGTACAAACCTTTTCACTAGCAAAATGGGCAATCCATACTGTAGTTGGAGTGGTTCCGTCTTTGCGTATTAGTCTAACTCCAAATTCTTGTTGGATCAAACTAATTACTTCTCGTTCATTGCGTGTTTGATGTTTGTTACATATATATTCTACAACCCGCACAACTGCTTGAAACAATGTGGGATGAGTTGATTTTGAAAATTCAATATTCATGAAAACCTCAACACAAACAATGAATATAGTTTAGGATCATGCCACTTGACATTCATCCTATAGTATTCATTCTTAGACTTGGCAACTGTTGCGTTGTATTTTTTTAGCTCTTCTTCGATGGAGTACCAGTCATATCCTACTGTATTCATAAAGTTTCCAAAATAACTAATGCGAGGAGGATATATGGGGTAATATATGGGGTATTGCTTCTTAATCATGACCACCTCAACGAGAACATTGTAGCATCTTTTTCACTCTCAAAAAGATATAGAGCAATCTGATCACAATCATATGACACATCTGATACATCCTGTACATTATATCCCTTATATGTTGTGCAAGTATTCTTAGCCCACTGATCGGCATCAATGAATCTTTGATTTCCATCTTCAAATGACATGTGTTTGTCTGACAAAAAAATTTCAATCATGACCATTCCAGTATAAACAATGTTTTCAGTTTATCATCTTCAAATATGATACAAGGAGCGGTAGCAGCCTTTTCAAGGTACCTGGCTTTATACTTACCTAAAGCAGAATCAATCACTTCCGTAGGAACAACCTTTCCGGGTTTATGTATGTACCAATCGTGCCCATTATTGATAATATTGTCAATAAAGTTTATCCAACATGGTGGGCAATGAAAGTAGCTGGTACTTAGTTTGAGTATAGACACTATAACCACCTCAACGCAAACAATACGGCATCTTTATCGTTTTCAAAAAACCATTCATAGGTTCCTGGATTCTTACTGCGAGAGCCTGCCCAAAATACGCACCACTTTCCATTGCGATTTTGTGTAGCACACCAACGCTCTCCAACTTGTTCTTCGCACCACCGTTTAGCAGGCTCAACAATCTGTTTTGGTGTGATAACCTTGTAGGGTAAATCTTTCATGCCCACCTCAAAACAAACATGGTCATATCTCCTTCATTCTTGAAGTAGAATCGATTGTGGTTAGCAAACCATCTATGCCCGCTATGTCCAAACTGCTGCTCACACCATTCTACTTTTTCCAGATCATTGTTTCGCTTGACATGAACTTCTTGGCTACGAGGCATAGGTGGAGATACCCAATGATACTCTCCCATCCAAGACTTACTTGTACCCTTACGCATAGGTACAATAGAATCATCGAGATCTATATTGCTTATTTGCTGAACAACTTGACTAACATTCATTATCGCCACCTTAATTGAAATAGGACTGCTTCTTTTTCTTCTTTGATGTAAACCGTATACATTGGATTGCCACTGTTGAATCTCAAAGTAACATCGGCAGTGGGACACATTCGTTCCATCCACGGTTCAAATTCTGGATCGTTAGTGTAGACATTACAATACCAACCTTCTGGCAAGTCTATGGAATAATGTCTGTAAGGATCGTTTTGTTTTTCAAATCTAAAGTTATAAACTGAAGTTTTCATTTTATGCTATATATTCAGACCATCGAAGTCTAAATAGTATAGCATTTTTTGAATCTTTGAACAAGTAGTGAAATGCTCGTTGTTTACCTAGTTTAAATCTGCCCCATTCGGATGAATATGCGGGATATTTGTCAGTGACTACATAATAGTAATCTATACCAAATTCAAATCGTTGTTTGTCGCACCATTCATCAAACATAACATCGTGCTTAATGACTTCGACATCGACCCAATGCCACGGTATAAGTAGTCCATCTAGATCGTCATTTAAGTCTTTATCTTCGTTTGCCATTTAAGTGAATAGAAAGTTGCGAGTTTTGGATCCTGAAATCTAAACTCGCAATATTTACCATGCCTACCTTCACCAAATGTCTCTTGGTTATAAGCCCATTCAAAATCTATGTTACGAGTTAAACCAGAGGCGACTAATTCACTTACATGGTCTAATCCCTCTCGGGCAGTCATACCTTGAAAAGTTATTGGGACCATTTTAGACAAAATAAAGTAAGATCTCTTTCATGTTGAAATTCTACAATCATGCCAGTTAGTTCTGCGTTATTACAATCACACCAATCTTTCAGTTCTTCATAGTGTGTATTCCAGAATTCTATATTGGTCAAAACAATTATTTTACCTAAACCAAGATTCTTTGTAATATGATATCGTTGGTTTTTGTTCCAGGTTATATCGACCATTTGAGTAAGAACATACTTAGTTCTTTATCTGTACGTAGATAAATTCTTGTAGCATATTGATCATGTTGCCAGCACCAATGTTCATTGTGACTGATTGCTATTAGATTAGGGTTTTGTATTTGATTTCGTAAATCTTCGAACCAACTGACTAGTTCTTTACTAGGTCCCCAAGTTTGCCAACACCAATTACGCCATTCGTAGAATTTTTGAGTAGCATTAAATAACCCAATGTTGATATTAGGTTGTCTGTTTATGTAATAAGCCCAATCACCATATCCGGTGTTACGTCGATCAAGTTTGTGAAATATTTTCTTTGCCACACTCAATACCACCCGTTGACAATTTGTCCTTTATATATTTTCGAATGAAACCAGTCTTTATAATAATTTTGAATATTACTAGGTTGAGATAGTTGTTCAGAAGGATACCAAGGTTGAGGTTTATGATTAGACACTGGCCAAGTATCTCCGTATGGAATTGGCCACCCTACATTTCTAACTTCCCAGATCACTTGAACACCTTGAGCAAAACAATGTCTTCACTCATACGACCGTTGAGCACAGTTTCTGTAGTTTTGACACTCTTAGCAAACCAAGTTTCGACTCGCTTCTGTGTGTTCTGCTCTTTAAACTCTTTCAGTTGAGTAGCAGGAACACGTAGAGTCTTTTGAAAACTCTTTTCAGTAAAGTCTGTAATACTGGTTCCCTTAACACTTAGTCCGGCACTACTCTTTGAAATATACACACCGAGCTTTCTAGTCTTGACATTAAAGACAACAGCACCTTGTGCTCCGATTAGCCCAGCCGGCGGAACACTAACAATACCTAACTTGTCATCCTTAACGCAGAACTTGAGTTTCTTAACCAACTCTTCGGCAGGCTTAATCTTCTTAGCACGGGGCTTCTTGAGGATCTTTGCTTCTGCTGCGATTTGCTCACATGCTTGAGCAATAGCTTCATAAAACTCAATTAACTTCTTGATGTTCTTGCGAGGATGATGCTTATATCCTTCACGTAGTTGATCATCGGCTGTGCCACCGGCCAATTCCATCAACTCATTATGCCCACGCTCAAAGAAGCTACGGATATAACGAGCTTGAGCAGCCTTAGCACCCTTACCACGTAACAGATTAACAATCTTAAATGCCTTAGGATCAAACGCATTGGGATCTGTGATAAAAGAATCAATAGCTGCGTCAAGCTCTTCACTCATTTGTCCAGCTTGCTCACGAATGCGATCTTGAATATTGATAACTGGAGCAAGGCTCTTAACGGGCTTAACTGCGTCAACGACTTCAATATCTTCACGGCCATCATAAGTAACTTTGCGGATTTCATTACGCAACCATTCGCTAGTATCACGACCTTGGTTGAAATCCTTACGAACTGCGGGCATACCTTTGATCAAGCAAGCAGCAATGGCACCCATAGTGACACCGCAACGGCTATCCTTAGTACGCTTGAAACCAGCAATCTCATCTTTGGAATAACCATTACGTCCCATCCAATCAATGACCTTAGGTTTGAGGTCTTTGCCAGAATGTTCGAGATTGTAATACTTCATTGCCTCACGGAAGTGGGCAGAAAATTGTTCAGCGGACATAGATTCAGCACTGTCCCACTTAGGGCTAGGATCACGCTTTGAACTTTCGCGAACACGATTAATCGCAGTGTTTCGAGTCTTAGTTGCTGTAGCCAAAATAATCTCCTTAGTGCTATGTCTATACTTATATTATAGCACCATTTATATCCATTGTCAAGAGTGGATTTTAAGTAATTACCAAATTGGTCATTGTTTGCCTATCTGAATAAATTTTATGACCTTTATCTCTAATCAGATCAGCAGTAAATTGTGGATGTTCTTTCCACTGTTGGATCCAAAATTCTTCATCAAGACTAGGATCACAATCTATAGCATAGATTTCATAATGACGTTGCGGATTATATCTTGCTCGAATGATTAAGCTTTGAACAATATTGTTAAGGGGATTTCGAATAGCTTCGTCACCTTTCAGCATACGCATGAGATTTTGTTTATCGTGATGTTCGTATTCTGTAATTGGAATAATACTTTCGATACCCAATTGATCCCAACTAAAAATAAAAGCATTAGTTGTCATTTAAAATTTCTCCATATTTGAGTAAAAACATTGTACGTTTTTTTTCGTCATAGAAATCTAAATAAAGTGTTTCGTTACGATGCATCCCGCCCATATCTTGAGACCAATATTCGTGCCTCCGAAATACAAAACCAAGTTTGTCTTTCATCTTATCTCGAATTATAAGATAGCTTGGCGGATATTCTTTAGACAATTGATTATAGACTTTTGCCCAAGATTTTTCTGAAATTTCAAAGGGTTTCATCGTCGTCAGTGACTACAATCCACCCAAGTTTTTTAAGATCTTCTCGAATTTCGTCAGTTACTACACTTTCGGAAACATAGTTTCTTTCAACGAAGTTAATATCAATGCCTTCTCCGTCGTCGCCGTGATCGTGAATACCTGAACAATACCAATCAATGTAATCACCTTCTTCGCGCATATCGGCAATAATTCCGCCAGCATAACGCCAACTACAACTCCATTTTTGATCTTTGAGAATAGGAATTACATCTAGCTTTTGAAACTCATTGTTGCATAATGCTGCATAAAGGTTCTGAGCATAAGTTTCGTCGGATTTAACTTTTTCCAAAATCCAACTATTACTCCGTAGATCGTATTCTAGATTATTTTTTTGCCATTCGAGATCTACTTCTTTTTCTTTATCATCTTCGATAATTTTTAAGTAGTAATCAAGCATATCGGCAGTCTCTGGATCATTTTCGGGAGTTAGACCTTTTTCAGACTGCCGTTTTAGATAACTTTCTTTTTGAAAGGTATTGCGTTCGGGACTGCTTGAAATTTTTTTCATGCTTTTTCACTAAAAGAAATAACGCCAATAGATGCTTTATAAGCAATTGAATTTTTTTGATGCTCGAGAATAGATAAAAAACTAGGATGATTAACATCACCGCCGGATTCGGATGGAATATTAATAGATCTTGAATAAACTAGACCGCTGTCATTTTCAAACTCTACAAGAGCGGAATTGTCTTCTGTTTTAAGTATAGTATGTTTCATAGTCGATTATTAATTGTAATTGATTTTTATATACTTGTCAAGATAGTTTTATTTAAGTAATCGATTCCGGAAAATTTTGCAAAATCTTCCAAAGTTCGGACACTTCCTAATCCGTATATGCCTAAATTTTTATTTTGAAATAAAAGATTGCTTAACCGAACTTTTGAATTATGATGTAAATTTGTCCATTTTATCAATCGTTTTACATCATCATCAGCATCCCAGTGAAGGGTACGATTTCCCTCGGAGTAATATAAATGATATACTGGTGAGTCAGGTGGGTGGTATATATCCCAACCATGTGTCCATGCACGTATTGCTATGTTTTGTTCTTCACCAATGAAATATAAAGATGGATCGTATGGAATTTCTAAGAAAAAGTTGCCCGGACAAAAAATAAATCCGCCGGCTACATGAGATCCTAATATTGGTTTATCTGATTTTACATTATATCCGATAAAACTAAAGCTAGGATCATCTTCGGATATAGTTGCGTTATTTTTTGGTTTTAAAACAGTAGTAATACCTGATAACTTATTTTTTTTAATTCCTTTTTCAGTAATACTAAATGCTTGAGGATATGTACTCAAAATACATTTTTCAGAAAATTCTTGACATTCTTTTAGTTGCCGAATTAAAAGGAGATCCCAATTCTTATCAAATACTGTATGAGAATCGATCTGTAAAACATAATCTTCGTTATTATAAAAACTTAATGCAATAGACCTAGCCCAACAAGGACCTCGACTAAATTGCGGATCGATATGCAAATATGTAATTCTGTCACATGCTAGATGTTGATCAACGTTATGTACATATTCGCTTTGGTCTACAATACCGAATCGTAAACTTGACGGATCACTACATTTGGCTATGCAGTTATTAACAGTATTCCATAGTAGATTATCTTTGTATGAAACTATAGTAACAAAAATTGTCATTTTTTATTTTTTTGAAAATTTTCAACGTCCTTAACTGCCTCATTGAGTGTATATGCGTAGTTGAATGCCTGTTGTTTAGACATTGCGGTAGTTACTTCATATTCTAAATGACCTCTGACCCAAACATTCCAAGTAATCTTACAACGATGGATAAGACTATTAAGCCAATGAAATTTAGTAGGTTCGGTCCACCAATCAGTTTTTACTTTAACATAATGGTGTACGCTAATCCCGTAGTCTACGGCTTCTACTTCGAGTGTAATATCATGATCGGTGTTACCGCAATCGCAAGGAACACGATAAAATTTAGAGTCTCCGAAATCTTTTTGAAGGAGAATGCCTTCTGCTGGTTTTTCGTAATTCATATTAGTGTAATACTCTAGGTTGTTGATAGGAAAAGTCTTCATGACCAGTTCCTATAGTAATAGGATCATTGGGATCTTCAAAGAATTCTTCGAAGTTACCTGCTGCGAACTTTTGTTTAAGTTCTTCAACAATAGCGTCGAGTTCTTCTTGAGTACCCTCAAAGGTATTAAGAAAATGGTCTGTGAATGTAATTTTAACAGGTTTCATACAACTATTGTATGAAATTATTTAATTTCTGTCAAATTGTTTTATTGCTGCTTTAGCCAAACTGTCGATGCTGTTTACTAAAAATATACCCTGATAATGTGTATCTCTAATTGCTAATGGAATTTCAGTGCATCCAAGAACTATGGCTTTTGCACCTTGAGTTATTAAACTATCGATAACGTTCATTAATGGTTTATATGCTTCATCTATCCGATTAGATTTTATCATATTAATAGCAGGTTGGATCATAATATCCATTTCTTTGCTTGATGGGATGATACAGCTCCACCCTAGTTTACGAAGATGTTTTTGATATAACCCTAGTTCTATAGTTCCTCTAGTACCTAGAACACCGATTGGTTTATCTATAGCATTCATCTCTCTAAGAGAATCGGCTACACTATCTACAATATGGATAATTGGTGTACCTAGCTTTATTAATTCGTCATACCAAAAATGTGCTGTATTACAAGGTATAACAATATGATCACATCCGGCTGTTTGCAGGCCCTTAATTCCATCTTTAAGACAAGGTAAAGGTAAGCTATCTCCGTTTAATATGCTAGTGCTACGATCCGGTACTCTAGGATCGCTCCACAATACTGTAGGAATATGATCCTGATCTTGTTGTGCAGGAGTTAAACTAGTTAATCGAAGCATGAATTCGGCACTAGCTGCCGGACCCATACCTCCGAGAACACCTAGTTTTTTCATTGTTTTGGATTATAAAGCATTCCACTTGCTACTGTAAGAACTGTTTTAGCCTTGTCGACATCAGCCGGTTCTTCTTTCCATCCTATTGATATTTGTCCAATAAATGTACCGGGATCATATGGAACACTAATTCTACACATATAATTTACACCCATATCTTTATAAACAAATCCGATCTGACTTTGTGGTAAAGTATATACTCCGCACGGTATACTACCGGACATAAGACTAATAACGTCTTGATTATTGCTATGATTTTTTGTTAACAACCCTACATCTAACCCGTCGTTGCTTTTAACACGACCACTTTTTCGAGAAGTCATATACACTAATTTTCTAGTGTTTAGCAGGGTATTGACTTCAAAGATAGCAATCATTTCTGCTTCTGTATTTTTTAAAATGAATCCTACTGCTTTTTCGTAATCACCGTTCATTTTTGGCAAAGCTTGTGAAGCTTTGTAAGATGCCATGAAAGCATCTTTTTCTTCGTAAAGAAACCAGCCGATTGCTGTGACAAATAGTAGTGTTATTACAGTGAATAATCTAAATGCACTACTACCTATCCATTCTAATAGTTTAAGTAGAAAGTCCCTTATTGCTGTCATTAGTGTGCTCCTTACCACAGACAAATGCCGATACTGCAACATTGCCGTGAACGTGACTTGCTGTTCTAATCATATCCATTAATGGATCAACAGCAATTAATAAAATTAATACTGCTTCGCTCGGAAGTTGTAATAGATCGCATACTATAGCAACAGTGGCAACAGTTAGGATACCAGTAGTACCTGCGCTAGCTAATCCAGCTAGTATACTTCCAAATAGTATAATTATTAGACCGGTTACTGCTGGGCTTGCATCGTAAATGTTAGCAATGAATACTGTAGCAATAGCATAATAAACAATGCTGCCTAATCTGTTTACGGTGAAACTTAGTGGAACCGTTAATTCTACACCGGATTTTTCAAACTTTAATCTTGTCAGTGCTTCTTGTGCATATGGGATACAAGCAAGTGAACTACGGCTACTTACTGCAACAATAAGTGTTTCTTGTGTTGCACGGATAACTTCTAGTAATTTTCCACCGCTGCGTTTCCATATAACAAATGTTGCTATAATTAAAACTATTAATCCGCCTACAGCCTGTTGGAATATAAAGTCGACCATAGTTAAGAATATACCTACACCAACTTTGCCTACCTGACTGCTGATCATAGCAAGTAAGGCAACTGGTAAGAAGTAGTTTAAAAATTTAAATATGCTTATACAGGCCTCTTGTATACTTTTTAGCATATCAACTAGCATTTGTTGTCCGGCATTTTTTACATGTCCTAGTGCTATACCAAATATCAAACAGAATATAACTACTTTAAGACTCTCGCCTAGGTTAAGACTTTTGAAAATATTTTCTGGAATAAACTTTTCAGCCATTAGTAAAGGATTAACCTCGGCTGCTTGAGGCATTGGTTCTTTTAGTGTAATGTTTAAATCAGACCCAGTATCTTTATCATTAACTAATACACCTAATTGTGCTTTCTTTTCCGGAGTCATTTCGGTACCGGTTAATAATACACTACCTACTCCGACTACACCGGCAATAAACATACTACCTACAAATCCAATAATAATACGTTTAATCATATTAGCACTACTATCTTTTTGTAAGAGACTAATAACTCCTACTAAAATGGTAGCCAATAAGAATGGTAGAACAACTACCTTAAGTAGGCTGATGTATATACTACCAATTGGTTCAACCTCTATACTTGTTTCTGGAAAGTACACACCGCACAACAAGCCTATTACAATGGATCCGAGTATGGTCCACGGGCTTGTTAAGAAACCTTTTAAGTTCATTTTCATAATATATCCTATCTATTATTTCTTAGCAGGTGCCGGTGGCTTTTCTGCTTTATATCTGTCCATTAATCGTTTAGTGTCAATGTTATTAAATTCGTTAGTGATTACAAAATCAACAATGGTCAGTAAGTGAGTTGAATTAAAATGAACAGCAGCAGCAATATTATCTACACTATCTGAAATAGTAATAGTTTTTGTATTAATAGCGGCTTCTGGTCTTTCAAAGCTAATCTTTTTAATTTCAAATTCGTCTCTATATCCAGCTGCAATATCGCCTTTAATTACGTTGTTAATAATATTATCCCAGCTATCTTCTGGTTTATAATCGGCTTTTGGAAAATTTGTTCGAGCAAATGTATCGTAGCTAGAATTACGGATAAATGATATTTTACCGTTGAAAGTTCTGATCACTTCGTAAGGTTCTTTGCCTTTGCTATTTTGGCTTAGCCATACACGATTAACTATTAGTGCTTGTTTAAGTTTAACGTAAGGAACGCTAAACCTAACAGTGTTCAATCGTGGTGCTGTAATGCTTAGTTTACTTACAGCAATATCTGCACCGCCAGTTCTAACCTGTTCAACAACTTCTGCAAAACTATTTGCATCTCGTCTAAATTCAACAGGTACACCTAAGATAGCACCGATTCGTTGTGCAATTTCAACGTCAAGACCTTTGATATCCGTGCCTTCACCGCTAAAGAAAGGGGGAACATCTTTCTTAGTCATTGCTACGACTAAGACGTTTTTCTTCTTAATTGCCGCTATATCAGGCGGAAGTGGAGCAGTTGAATTTGGTAGTTGTGCTTGAACAACTGATGTAAATAGAAGGAATAAAAATGTGATTAGGGTTTTCATAGTATGTGTATTTAACTATGAAAACCCTGTTTTTAAGTGAGCATATAATACTGAAGTTTAGGTCCAAAGATGATGACGAATTTTAATTAATCTTATCATCATTTGTTCGTCTTCTTCTTGTTGTTGTTTTTCAATTTCGTTTGAAAGATCAAGGATACGACTAGTTTCGGCTCGTTCTTCTTCGGACTCGTTATCGCCGCTGCCAAGTAGGCCTAACCATTTTCTATCTTCATCATCGTCGGCAAGTTTTTCACGACGACGATCACACCAAGCACTCCAGCCACTTAACTCCATTGGATCCTTGCGATTTGGATAAACTTCTTTCCACCATGTGTACAGTTCAAGAATTTCTTTAGCAGCAACAGCTTGTCCAGTTGGTCCTGCTTCGTGCTTTTCATCTTCATCTAACCATTCTTCGTTGGTTAGTGTCATTTCCCAACGTAGATGTTCGAGTCCAGCTTCTGCTGAACGCCACGTGCGCCAACGGAACCAACCTACTCCCCAAAATGGTACTTTGTGTTTTTCTCTTGCTTTTTTATCCCAAGCAATATTACTCCACGCTTTTTCTATTTCAACAAATTCCACAAGCTCATTAAACAAACAAGGGAGGAGACGATTACTAAGATCACACCACTGACCCCTTTTGATGTCTTTAGGATGTGCAGTGAGAGCATGAGTTGTAGTAACCCAACGATTATTGATATAATACTTAATGTCATATAGTTTGTCCACGGGCCACCAAATTGCGTTTTGTATCTTATCAAGACCTTCTTCTGCTAACCAATAACGAAACGGATGGGCAGTTTTAGCTTCTTTATGCCATTGCCGCCATCCGTCACCGGTTCTGGCTCCGGGCTTAGATGTGCCACGTAACCAGTTAGCAAATTTTGAACACGACCAGTAATGTACTCGTTGAGCCATTTTATTCCTTGTTGCCGAATAATTGTAGTAGACTTGTAAACAGATTAATAAAGTTTAGATAAAGGTTTAGTGCACCAATAACTTCGGCGTTACCACTGTCGCTAACACTTAGCTCTTCACGAATTCTTTGTGTATCATACGCAGTTAGTCCCATAAAGATAACAATAGCCAATGCGCTAATTGTCATTTGAGCAACAGTACTTCCTATGAATATATTAATTATACTAGCAATTACAATTGCGATCAACCCCATGATCATCCATTTTCCGAGACTATCGAGGCTCTTACGAGTGAAATAACCGTAAAAACTCATAGTTCCGAAGAGCACTGCGGCGCCCATAAATGCCGAAACAATACTCATCGAAGTATAAACCGCAAAGAGTGTAGCCATGCTTAACCCCATTAGAGCAGCAAAGCCAAACAACAAAGCATAAGCAGTAGGCTTACTCAATTTGTGTAAAGTAAAACTTAATGCAAAAATAGCAACCAATGGAGCAAAGATCACTACCCACTTTAGTGCTGTACCAAACAGCAAACTCATTAAAGCAGGACTATTGCTGACCAAATAACTAACAGCCATGGAGACCATGACTGCTAATCCCATATTTTTATAAACACCTGCCATAGCAGAGTTAACCTCTCCGGCAGTTCTATAACTAACAGCAGTTGCGTACATAATATTTTCTCCTTGTAAAATCTATATTTAATTCTTTTTTATGTAAGGTTTTAAGTCAGGTGGTGTCCAGCCGGTTGGCTTCAAAACTTTTCCGTCTTCGCGCTTACGCACCTTGCCAGTTTCTTTATCGATTTTAGCAAAGTTAGTACGCATAACTTCTTTCCATCCGCCTTCTCCATCGAACCCCGCCGAGTGCATTGCACCTGCGGTAACAACCATGATATCTTCAAGTGCGTCAAGAATCTCTATCTTATCGCCTTCAGCAATTGCTTCTTTAAGTTCTTTAAATTCTTCTTCGATTAAATTAACATAAAGTTTGAATTGATCCTCGTTCCACACGTCTGTAGTTTGGTCGCAAGCTCGCATAAATTTGTATTGATCTCTAAAAGGATTCATTTTACTTTCTTTCTATTTTGTTGTGCTAATCTTCTTGCTTCAGTCCAGGGTTTTCCTTTGCGGTGCCCCCAACTTTGTTTTCTTTCTTCTTCGCTTAACGTCATCCTTTTTGAAGCAGATTCTTTCATTTTTTCTCTAACTTCATCGGTATGAGTTTTTCCTCGATATGGGTTATTCTCAATCATCCATCTTTGATGAGTTTCTTTTCGTTGTTTTGCTTTATCAGGATCTTTTTGTATTTCTTCATATGACATTCCTTTATAAGGATTTGATTTTCCTTTTGACGATTTGCTTATTTTTATTTTTGCTTCTTCGGTATGAGTAAATGTTCCGCCGTCTCCGGATTCTGGCTTAAGATTGGCCCAATTAGGATTTTCTACGATCCCCCACACATCACTATAATGTAATCCTGCTTCTTTTATTTTAATAGGATCTTCGCTTTCTAACAATATTTCAGTATCGTAATCATATCCATATTTTGCTAAATGTGCTCGCCATCTTTTACCAGATCCGGGATATGTATGAGGATCTGAAGAAGAAGTTTTTCCTAAATATTTTAATCCTGTTTTTCGATGAGTTTTAACATATAAATATATCATCCATTATTTATCACCGAAACGGATTCGTCATTTAATATTACCCCATCTTAAATAAAATTCTGCTAGTTTAGATTTTTCTAGTTTAGCTATTATAGCATATCTATAAGAAAATGTTGAAGGATCTAAAAATTTTTGCCATATAGGTTTTTCGACTGCGTATTTCATAACGAATTGACCGCTATCACTATTTTCCCATTCCCATAATGGTTGAGCAGCATATAGATCTGGATCTTCAACGTCGCCTACTGAAAATTTATGTACAACAATTTTATGTATTTCTTTAATTATTAGTTGTCCGTTTTCAACAACTCTTTCGCATCTTACCTTGCCCATTTTAAATTAAAGAGTGTAATAAATTTTTTAGCATCTCTCTTATTGTTAAATTGCCATACTGCTACATCAACTAGTTTGACATTTTTCCAATGATCTAATGTTTCATGTGCCCAAGTGTACATATCGGTGTCAAAGCCTTCGATAGCTACTTGATTTTGTGGTAATAGTTGGGCCCGTCGCTCGTACAAGTTAAAGAAATTATCTAATATCTGAGCCCATGGATCCGAGCTCATATTATTTCTTTTTCCTTGGATAGTACTTACGTTTCGGTTTGTTTTCTCTAATATTAAGAGGTTTGTGTGTTAATCCGTCAGTACTTTTTTCTAATGCAGCCATTATTTCTGCAGGAGTAGGATCTTCGTCGGCGATCTGTTCATTAGATGAAAAAACATACCCGACCTGTCTCATTTTTTTATTTTCGGCAAATACATTACCGATTGATCTTATTGAGCCAACCGGCCCATGTTCATCTTGACTAATTGTTTGCCAAGTTCTAAGTTCAAGTAATGATTCGATATGAGTCGGTATTTCGATAATGTAGTGTAGGTCAGACCCAAACCCTTGAGCTTTAAGATCAATACTTGCAACTACAGTTCCTTGGGTGATTTTATTTGCTGTGGTTATTCCATAGATCCAAACAGTGTCACCAATGTTGTATTCTTTTTTTACTGTCATAATTTAATCCGCAGATAGCTTTTCTCTTACGTTTACGACATTTTTAGAATCTAACATATCTTTAACAAATTTAATAGCTTTTCTATCAGTGTCGTAAACGTATTCTGTATCTTCGTCGTCAGTTCGTAAAGTTACAATTACACCATTTTTAACTTTACGAATTTCAATTGACTCAAACATGTTGATCCTTTTAGCGCGGAACGCTTAAGTTATAATTAAAGTGGAAAATACCGATATGCGCTACTTCTCGGCTAAGTTCTTGGTCACACCAAATTTCGTATCCGGCCTTAGATGCTTGTTGGCAGAAGAAAATATCTTCACCAATTTCTAAGTTCATTTCTGGAATGTATTCTTGTAGGTAATGTGGTTGTGGAATTTTTTCATAAACTTCACGTTTGACCAAAACACATCCATGTGGAAGAACATCGATCAATTCCATTGCTGGACTATTATCTGTTGTTTGAAACTCTACAAAGTTACCAGCAGACCCGCTCATTCCTGTGAAGTTAGGATTAGGGAACCTACGACGACGATAGTTTACTCCGACAATATCTTTGTTTCTTTGAAGAAGACGGATGGGAGAGTCAATTGGGAATTTCATATCACTGTCGACCCACCAAATGTAATCGAAGTCTGACTTCATAAAGATATCAACTAGATTACGACGAGCAATTGTGATAACGCTTCCGATGTTGAATGCACAATTAATTTTAATACCATGTGCAACCATATTAGCTGCGGCCATGGCCAAATGTTGAGCAAATTCTGCATTAACCATTTCCATTGCTGGAACAGCAATCATTACAGATGGAGGTTTTCCTCCAGTAGGAGCAGGCCCAGCAGCCATAGTTGTTGGCTTCTTTGGAATTTGAGGGCGATTGGGAATATTCAGTTTACCTTTTTTCATTTGTATCCTTTTAAATGGTTTTTTTAATTGTGACCCTTCATTGATAGGCAAATATCATAGAATTCTTTTTTCAGTGCAGGATCTTTTTCAAATGCACCTAACATGATAGCGGTGGTCATATCGCTCTCATGCTCTCTAACACCTCGTTGAGTCATACAGTGATGTTCTGCTTTAACAACAACAGCAATATATGACTCAACGAGGTGTTA